CAGGATCCATATAAGAAGTAATCCTGGTATAACAGTAAAGATACTCCCTACCAATATTGCAATTATCAATACATTTAGATAGGTTACAGCAAACTCGTCTTCCTCTTTTCCTAATCCTAGTAAAAGTTTAAGAGTCGTTCTAAAATACGATACTATTGACATAAAACATAACTAACATCATTCCAAATACGACTATCTGTATGACGGCGGGTATGACTACGAAAAGTTTCATAGCATCAAAATCCCCTTTCATAAAGAAATCATCTTCGTGCCACTTCTGAACTTCTTCAGGAGTTGCATCTCTATTTTTATTTAGTGCGAGTGGAAGTTGGTGTTGATAACTCATTGTGGTACTAGTGATACGATTGATATAATAAAGACGAACAGAAGTGTTGCCACCTCTGTTGCGTCCTTAAGTTTTTCTGTGGTTCTCTTTGACATTCTTACACGATGCCTTTCGACATGAATATAATAATCCAAGGTAATAAAACAGGAAGAGTCAATAGTGTCATAAACTCAATTGCTTCTATGATGCTGGGTAGCACTTCTTTCAGGTCTTCGAATCGTCCCACCATGCTCTTCGCAATTCTAATTGCAGTTGACATGGTTTCTCCAGTTTAATAATATTAATAATAATGATAAATGCATATAACTACTCGTTATACGCACTTATTTAGTTAAATTGAAAACCTAATGAATTGTTTTTTCGATATCGAAGTCTTCATCGAAATCTTCAAGTTCTTCTTCAAAGGCAATGTCTTCTCTATATGAAGTCATCATCTCTTGCATCTTTCTTTGTAGGTTATCTCTTACTTTATTCTCTTCTGCTGTTGCAAGTGGCACACTCTGATTTTCAATCATATCAAACCATCTTGCCGATGCATTATCATAATAGGGAATAAATTGTGGGTTCATAGTATTTCTATGAACAACCTCAGTCTTAGGTAATTGTACTCTCTCATCTGAACTCAAGGGTGAGTATGGATAGAAAACTGCATTTGTTTTTGCAATTCCTGGTATGAGAGATAATTGACATATCATGGGTAAAGTTATTTCTAAGTAATCACCACAATCCTTTGTCATACCGACAAGTTCTGTACTGTCTTTGAGTCTTATAACTTCGTATCTACTTGGTGTTAAATCTGTTGGTCTTGTCATTTAAGGTCAAATTGTTTTAGTTCGTAAGAAAAGTTCTCCTCATTGTATATATTTATCCTTTCCTTAAGGTGGTTTAGCGTATGATTTTCACATTGTAAATCATCTGCAATATCAAATAACCTCATCTCAGTCTTACCTTCTGCCTTACGAAGACCACGACCAATAGACTGTAAGTTTCTTATTCTTGATTTTGACGGTGATGCGAATACTACATTATCTATCTTCTTAATGTTTACGCCTGTTGAGAATGTTCCGTATGACGCCAGTATGACATTATCACTTGCCTTTTCTACGACCTCTCTTACATTCTCTCTATCTTCTACATCTGTACCACCGAATACATAATGCAGTTTATCTCCTAATCTATCAAACATTTTTTTATGTAGTAAGACTCCATGTTTCTCTACATACTGAAACAACACTAAAGTATTACCTTTCAGTGAATATACTAGATTACATATAAATTCATTTCTATTTTCATGCGATACTAAGTAGTCCATCTCATCTTGATAGGACATTTTCTTTTGTTTAGTATGACGGAGTATGACACAATCAATATTCAAATTTGCAATTGTGCCTTCTTCCATGAGTTGGTATGACGATACTACTTTCTTTACAGGACCAAATAGTCCTTCTAGTTGTAATCTATGTACTTCTGTTCCGTCTAGTGTACCTGTTAGACCTATTCTGATTGCAGTAGTTTTCATCTTCTCTAAGATGCCTTTGAGTGTTTGTGCCTTGAATAGATGTGCCTCATCTCCGATAACCATATCGAATGATTGCATTACTTCTTTAGGTGCCTTGGCGAAACTCTGCCATGTTGTGACTGTAATTGGTGCATCGAATACTTCTTGACCACTATATATTTTGCATACTCTTTCTTTATATCCATATTCTTCAAAGTCTTTCGCCATTTGTTCTACGAGTGATGTAGTGGGTACAATTATGATTGTTTTCTTATCATAGTATCTTGCCAACATATAGATGATTAGAGACTTGCCAGACGCCGTAGGAGACAAAAGAAGTTGTCTACCATACTGTATTGCAGTTTTAAATGCTTCGAGTTGGTAATCTCTAGGATTAAAAGGTAAGTCAAGGAGGTCAATCCATTCGTTTATCTTATTCGACTCATCTCTTTCTTTTACTCCTATTACATCTTCTATGCCTTCGAAGTCGAATCCTCTTTCTCTACAAAACTCGTCAATGTAGGGTAGTAGACCTATGTATATCTTCTGAGTTTTTAGAGAGAAAAGTCTTACTTTACCATCCCACCATTTGTTTTTGTATGACGGCATGAACTTGGCGCCAGGTACAGTAAATGAAAAGAAATCGTATAAGTCTCTTGCTAGACCTTTATCACAATTTACTTTGAGAAAACATTCATCTACTTTAGAAACAGTGACTAGATTAGACATAAGGATTGCCATGAAACCAACTGACTAAAGATATTCTAGTACCTCTGGTAACTGGTGTGACTTGATGATGCACAAAAGAAGGAAATACAATTAGACTTCCTCTTTCTTTACCACTAAAGGGTACTGTTTTAATATAATCGTCTACTGATACACTCTGAAGATTTTCATTATTTCTTAACAAATCAAACATGCCCTTTGGTTCTATCCATTGAAAGTTTCCACCTTCATAATCATCCGGACTAGATAATTGAATTGTAGAACTTAACTTTCTATAACGACCACCATGAGATTGTTCTGAATCTCCTGAATCTGTATGCCATGTATAGAAGTCTCCTTGTACTCGTGCTTCTGGTCTATGCCTATATGTTGTGTATTGATGATGTTCTACATAATCCCATTGATGCAACCAATCTGCATCTACTGATGCCATGTTAATGCCATCTTCAATTTTTTTGGCAAGGTCTTCTGGAAACTCTTCGTGTATTAACCATCTGATATCTGATTGTCTGATACTATCATCAATCGTGCCTTGTTCTTGTACATCTGGCGCATCTAAATCGTCTGTTCTTTGACCTACACCGCCAATGACTTCTTCATATCTATTTGCAAATTGAACTATTCTATCGCACTCATGTTCAGTGAAATAACTAGGATATATCATTGCATAGTTTCTTAGATTCATTATTGACCTGCCATAAATTTACGCCACTCGATTGTATTCTTAATAGTTTGATGTCTCCAAGTGATATTATCCATGCATCTTTTTATAAAGTCTACAGTCACTTCTAAGTAATCAATCTTTGCCTTAAGTTTAACTAAATCTTCATCAGCGTTAAAAAAGTAATTGAAATCGTTCTTCATTATTTTAAGACCATCGAATGGGTCTGTTTGCCAACCAAGTTCTTGTATCTTATCATCGTCAAGTTTTCCATTGAACCACATCCACTTATACTTAAGTAGTTGATTGTAGTCTTGGTTGTATTTCTTTAACAGTAAGATTTTACTTGTTAATAAGTCGGAATACTTTGCGTGTAGTTTGGGAACATGTAAAGATGCTGTATCTAATTCGATATCATCTATCTCACAATCCTTCACCCATTGTTCTTTCAATTGTTCTAAATTCATAATATACCATTATACACCATATGGTGTAAAATTACGAGGTGGTTTTAATTTCGTAATACGAGAATCTAAACGATACAGATACTATTGCCGGTTCGGCATCTGCACCAGATTCTAATTCAATTGACCCCAATGATACAGGAAATGCATCATGGAATCTTATGTACCTGTTGGGTACATTTTTGTTTGTGTTTATCACTAATGTGATATCTGAGTATTGATTTCTATCATTGTCGATAGATGCAAGTATGTTAGTTCTATTCACAGCAGTATCAGTGTATGTGCCATACAATGCTGGGTCATTCAAAGGAACTATAGAGTCTATCCAATTGTATATCTCTGAGAAGTTCTCTAAGTCTTCGTCAACAATGAATGATACTTCTAATGTATCAAATGATGCCTTATCTCCTGGAAAGAAAGCATCTAGACCAACACCTGCTGATTGAACAGTTTCGCCAAATTGAACACCTGGTATGTTTACTGTTCTAACATAATACTCTACAGTAGGAACTTTATCTATGAGTAGTCTAAAGTTATTTCTGTTTAGTATTGACTTGTTTATATCTGTTTTTATACCCATAATACTATTTATGCGAAAAGGGGACCGAAGTCCCCAAAAGTTTACTTCTCGTTTACAAACTCATTCAATTCACTTGCAACAGAAATTATCTCCTGTGCATCGATTGATTTTGTTGGTAAAGGTTTCTTATCATCTGGATGATTATCGTTGTGCGAGTAAACCGCATCAATCTTCCTTTGTAAGTTTTCGATTAGTATGGATTGCGCCATACTTAGTAAATCGGCTCTTATTTCATAACCGCTCTTTCCTTGATTTGCCATATTTTCCTCCGTGTGTGTGTGTTTATGACTGTATCTTTATGATACAATAGTATTTAGTGCGCTAAAAAAAAGGGTCTCGAAAGACCCTTTTTAATTCGATTAAAATCGAAACTACTAAGTTTACAGGATATTTGAAACTGCAATCTTTCTGTAGTATTGGTTTACACCAGCAGTACTTGACAAAGCGTCTGAAGGAGTAGCACCTACGAATGGATTTGCAACCATACCGTATCGTGTTTTGAAACCAATTTTCGGTTGGAATGTGTTCTCGCCAACTGCACGAACCATTTGTAATGGAACATACGGACAATAGAACATACCAGCGTCATAAGGGTTACTTCCTCTATAACCTACTGTCATGTAGTCTGACCCAGCATATGGGTCGATGTATACTTTAACTCTTCCGTTTAGAAGACCAGCAAATGTATTGCCAGTATCGTCAACATTTAAAGAAGTTGAAAGTGCTGGAGCGTAATCTAATACGCCTGCCATTGAAAGAGCAGATGCAACATCACTAGAACATAGAATAAAGTTACCTTTACCTCTTCTTGTTTCTTTTGCAATCTTGTTTGATTCTCTTTCGATTTGGAATAATAAACCTTTGAACTTTTCAACTGACCATCTTCCGTTAGCGTCAACATCTAAGTTGAATGTACCAGCAGATGCAGTGCCTTCAGCACCAGTTTTTGCTTGTACATTTACACTTCTTACTACTTCCCTGTTGATTTCAGCAAGGATTTCAGAAGATAAGATGTTTGCTAACTCAGACTCAGCGTCAAGACCGTGGATAGCTTTTAAGTCTTGTGCAAGTTCTAGAGTGTATTCTGCTTTTAATGCTCTGGATACAGCTGTCACTGTTGATTTCTCAATTGTGAAAGACATTTCAGCGAATTCATTTGTAGTTGCATCGCCTAATGCTTCAGCTTTATCTGTGTCCATACCAGTTGGAGTTGCATTTTTATATGCATTTGAACCGGCAAATGGATCGCCCGCTCTAGCACTGTATAATCCAGACTCACCGTCAACTCTTCCATGGTCGTGTGAAGCATCTTGTACTTCGTTTACGCCCATAGCTTCTGTTGATTGAAGTCTAGTAGCACCTGTAGGGTAATCTTGATATCTTGCTTTCATAGCGAAGATAAGTCCTGTAGGACCAGTCATCGGTTGAACACCGCAAATGTCGTAAGCAACGAGATTTGGCATAGCTC